GGAACATATCTATAATGACACCAAACAATTAGAAGAACATGAGGGAATTATGATTGATTTAAGTGAAATTTATCTTGGTTAAATATCAATTAAAATTGCTGAATTAGGTACGTGATCTGTAATAACTATTCGTCTGTTGCTATCTCCTTTGGATGGTGATTTACCGAATATAGCTGGATAACCATATTTATCTTTTAAGTTAGGATCAAAAGTTTGATCATTACGTCGACGCCGGATTCGAATATAAAGATTGTGTTGTTTACTATATTGATTAACTTTTATTAATGAACCATTTAATTTTACCGTGTTTTGTTTTGTATCAATTTGCGCTTTCACATCCATTGGCCCTTGATACATATAATCAATTGGTCCACCCATCTTTTCATTGCCTGTTAGAATAATGATTTTTTGTTCATCGGGAATTTTACAATATATATCAGGTATATCATCGCCTTTTTTATATCCTTTTTTAATAAGAGTATTAAGCGCTTTTTCAAGAACTTTTTTAAGTAAATTGGGTACAAGACTATTTAATCCTGTAACACCAGCTCCTGCAAGTGAAGCAGCCGAAACACCTTTTGCAGATATATTGATGTTTTTACCATTTGAAAGTGTAAAAACAATATCAGTATATGGCTCTTGTCCTAGATCATTTAAACCTTCTTTTTTAGAAGCATATATTACATTTTTAATTATATTAGTATCTGTTATAACTGTTATTGGATTGTTTTTATTAGCTATAATATTAATAGCTGTAATGATACCCATTTCTTGCCGTTCATTTTTTATACCTGCTTCTGTAATAATGTTCCTGATAATTTTTTTAAATGAACCCATTGATCCTTCCTTTTTAATTAAACAACAATTTTATTTATTTATCATTCATTTGAAATTACGATAAATAAACATATACTAGTAATGAATAGTGAACTTTTTATCTAGCGTGAGGAGGAAAATTAACAACTAAGAAAAAGGAAAAAAACAATGGCTGGAAAGTTTAAGTTCCCTGCAATCAATTATGAGAACATTTTGAACCGTTTTCGTGAAAATCTAAAAGGAACAAGCAATGTAAAAAAGGATGAACGTTTCTTTAAGATTACACGAGATAAAACAGGTCAAGGTGTTGCTACAATTCGGTTCCTTCCAGGAAAAACAGTAGATGGAAAGGAACAACTTAATTATGAGGTGCTATTTCGCCACAATCTAAAATATGAAGGAAAGAATTACAACGTTATTTGTCCATCAACACAAGGAAAACCTTGTCCTATTTGTGAATGGAACCGTTTACAAGACGGTGAATTTGTTTTTAACAATAATTTTTATCGTATACGTAAGTATATTTCCAACATTCTTGTTATTGATGATGTTAATCCGGAGAATATTGGAAAGGTTATGCTATTTGAATATGGTCCACAGATAATGCAAATTCTTGAATCTAAACTATACCCAAAAGAGATTGGTGGTAAGAAAAAAGCACCACTAATTTACTTTGATTGGGATAGTGGTGCAAATTTTGAATTAGTTCTTTCAAAGGAGGAAAAGGATAAATTTCCTAAATGGACTAATTCCGAGTTTCTTGCACCAAGTTCTATTATGGAATTTCTAAATGAAAAAGGAATCGATCCAAAAACTATAGTAGATAGTCTCTACGATCTCCGTGCAATTATTGAACAAATTGAAATTCCTTCATATGATGTAATTAAGAATGATTTCCTTGCATGGCTTGATTCTACTGGTCTTTCATCTTCAACTAGTAAAAAAATTACAATACCACGTGCTGTTGAATTACAAGAAGCAAAGAAAACTTCGAACATTAAGAAAGAGCAATTTGAGGAAATAGCTGAAGATGAAGATGATGTTGATGAACTTCCAGAACCTAATATTGAAACTACTGCAGTTGCGCAAACAACATCTACACCAGAAGTGTCAGAAAAAGAACAAACACTAAAGAAAGCACCATCATCAGTAAAAGAAAAGTTTAATTCTTTCAAAGCATTCATGATTGAAAATTCTGAAAAGTAATTTATTAGGCAGGGGAGAGGTTAATTAACCTCTCCCCATGAATGGAGGAATAACATGCCTATATATAAAGTACATTTAACACGTTTCATTGATGTTGATGGATATGTATATGCTAAAGACGAAAAAGAAGCAAAAGATGTTGCGTATTATCATGCATTTGATATAATCGATAATGATTACTTTGAACCTGATATCGAAGATTATGTTACAATTAAAGACGTGATAGATTCATACGAAAAGATTTTTTCTAGTGAACAACATATTGTTCCTTATGGCGATACCGATCTTTCTATTATTGAACTATTACAAGAGCAATATGGAACAGTTGAAGAAATAGAAGCAGAAATGAAGGCTCGGGCGTTTAATGATAAGTACCAAACAAAATTAACGGATTTTAGCAATGAGTAAATATTTCCGCATTCCTGATAACATACAAGAAATGATTGATAAGATGTTAGTTATTGATATGGATAATATCGAATCGCAAATTGAAACAAATATTGCAAATGAAGCTTTTATTGGTAAACTTTTATATGAAACTAATGACCTTTTAATTGAACATGAGATACGCCGTGATGAAAAGGCACGAGAACTAAGAATTAAATATATCACAGGTAACACTGAAGAAAAAGATATAAGTGATATTAGATTTAATAGAACTGAGCTTGATACTGCTATAAATGGTAATAGAGAAATGCTCGTTTTAAATCAGAAAATAAAAGAACTAGAAAATATGGTAAGTTATTATGAACGTGTTCTCCATAACATACGTTCGAAAAATTTTGCTCTGAGAGATATAATAAACTGGCGTAAATTTCAACACGGTATAATATGAAAGGAGGTGTAACAATGCCAACGTATGATTATGTTTGTCCTAAATGTGGTCATAAGGAAACGAAAATTGTTAAATATGAAGAGCGTAATGAACAGCAATGTCCACAATGCAATGAACAACTTGAAATTGACATTTCAACAATCACATCAAATCTTCACAATGTTGGTTAAGAATTTTTTACATTCATATGATTAAATGTTCCAAATTAGATGAAGTCTACATTCTTCTAGAAGCTGATATTAATTCACCACAACTTGAACAAGAAATAAAACAGCTTGAATATCTTAGTTCTCGTTTTGAATGGTTTGCACGAAACTATCAGCATAGCTATAAATTCAAAAGTGGACAATGGGATGGTACTGTAAAATATCTTCGTAAAGTTAAATACGGTGTATATATTTTTCCAATTGGTTTATTTAATGAACTTATTATTATGTGCGATGTAAACAATATTGATTTAGATATTAAATTCTCTGTTAACGATCTTTATCCTAATTTAACAGTAGATTGGGAATTATTGAAAAAACAATTGAACTTACCTTGTCATTTTGAACAAAGACAGTATCAAATTGAATATGTTAACGATATTTTTAAGTGGGGTAGATGTTGTATAGTATCTCCTACAGGTTCTGGTAAGTCGGCTATACTTTATATGACAGTGATAAATCTTTTGAAAAATGTTTTTAAAAATAATGAAAAAATAATTCTAATTGTACCTACTGTTGATTTAGTTACGCAAATGTATGAAGAATTTAAATCAAATGGTTTCACTGATATAGATGAATTTTGTCAACTTATTATGGCTGGTAAAGAGAAAATTATAACAAAGCAACTAGTTATATCAACATGGCAGTCATTGCAACATTTACCTGAATCATTTTTTGAACAATTTTCTTGTTTAATAGTTGATGAATGTCATGGCGTTAGTGCTTCTGCAGAAAAGCTTTCATATATTTCACACTGTTGTAAAAATGCATATTTTCGAATTGGAACAACAGGTACAATTCCTGATAACATATTAGATATTACAAACATGGTTGCGTCTCTTGGCCCAATAAAAAAGAAAACATCTACAGCGCAACTTATAAAGAGCGATTATCTTTCACCTCTTTGTATAAAATCAATTATTTTACAATGGAAAACAACGGACAAACTTAACATCAATAATTTTCAAGAAGAATACACAACGATTATAGAATGTGAAGAACGAGCACAATTAATAATATCGCTTTGTAAAAGATTATTAGAAGAAACAACAGGAACAATATTAGTTTTAGGACGTCGTGTTGATTATTTACACTATTTGTCTGAAACTCTAAATGAACAAACTAATGAAGATGTGTTTTTAGTAACAGGAAAACATACATCAAAGAAAAAAAGACATGATATTTACAATAGTGTAAAAAAAACAGGAGGAATATTTTTTGCAACAGAAAAGATAGCAGGCACAGGAATAAATATTGAAAACATAGATAAAATTGTACTAGCTACACCACTTAAATCAAAAATAACTGTTCTTCAAGCAATTGGTAGAGGATGTAGATTGTGTGAAGGTAAACAATATTTAGAAGTATATGATTTTATTGATAAAATACCATTAGTTGGAGGAAAAATAAATAGTTGTTATAAATGGATTGATAAAAAGAACGCTATTTATGAAAGCGAGCAATTTTTAAATCGTACTTATATTTTAAATCTATATATAAAAAATAATAACTTATAAACAATAAATAATATAGCATTATTAACATATCTATTATAAACACAAATAAAGGAGATTTTTAATGAAAGTTTCCAAACTCCGTGACTTAGTTAAAAAGCAATCAGATAAACTTCATCTTAAAGGTGTTGGTATTCAGTTTACAAGAAAAGGTATTATTGTTGAAGCAGCTATTAATAATGATATGAACAAAGTGAATTCATTGTTCAATATTATAAAAACATTCCTCGTTAATGAAGGGTTCAAGATTGATGAAATGAAAGTTGTAAAAACAAATAAAACGCAGCGTTCACTTTATGTAATCAATGAAGCTTTATATTTGATTAAGGAAGGTAAAAATAATGATGAAATGGATGAAGAAATTGAAGATGAGATTGTCTCTACTTCTGAAATAGATGAGGAAACAGGAGAAGTTTTAGATACAACTACAGATGAAATGGATGATGAACAGTATGTGGATTATGTTCTTGGATCAGCAACACCAACAAAGTCCACTGATGATTTACTTCCTGATGATGAAGATAGTATTCAACTTTTACTTGCTGATGATATAGATGAACTTGAAACGGATATTGTTGATGAAGAGGAAAGTGGAGAAACAAAAACAATTGATATTAATGCTCATGAAGGGGTAGGTCCATTACCTGAATCTAGATTTAGACGGCGTTATGATTTACATGATGAAGAAAACGGTTCTGATGATTTTCTTAATGATTTAGTTGATTTTTATATAAAGCAAATTGTAAGAGAATATGATATAAAAAATAATCCTGAAACAATAACAGCAGGTGAAGCATGGAGATGGATTGTTGCTAATAATGATATAGAACAAGACATAGCGGATAGAGTTGATTATATTAAACAATTTCACAATATTGGCCAAGCAATTAAAGAAATTGACCGTCTTGCTGATAAATTAGCATTTATTTTTGAACAAAACTGGGAAAGTGTAATTTCAAATGCAAGTGGAAATGTGTATGATGAATATGATGAAGATTATGAAGATGAAGAGAATTATAGTTATGATGAAAGTTATGATGAGGGTTATGATGAAGATGATGAAGATGATTATGACGATGATTATGATAACGATTATAAAGAACGTGAAAGAAGATATGATGACGATTATGATGAAGATGATGAAGATGATTATGACGATGATTATGATAACGATTATAAAGAACGTGAAAGAAGATATGATGACGATTATGATGAAGATGATGAAGACGAAGAAATCTTTTAAAGAGACTGTTGAAACATAAAAATAATAAAAGAGGTATTTGAAATGGAATTACTCGATATTCAAAGAAAATGGGATATGGATTCTGAAACATTCGGTGCTATTTATGCAGATATTTTACAAGGAAAAAAATCATTAAGAGTTATAGCTGATGAATATAATTTTGATTATAGTGATTTTAAAGAATTTTTAGATGATCTTGAATTATTTGCTACACATAGAGAAGAAACATTCAATGAAGGTACAGAATATTTTGATGATATAGAAAACGCTTCAGATGATACATATACAATGCTACTAAATGATAAAGATGAAGATTATGAAAACTTTGATGAATTAGAAGATGAACCGTTAGAAGATGAATTAGAAGATGAACCATTAGAAGATGAACCGTTAGAAGATGAACCAATTCAAAACATTTCTGATTTTGCACCCGGTGAAAAAGTAATAGTAACCAAACCAATTGGTGATTTAAGGTATGGACAAGTAATAACTGTACTTAATACAGCACGTGACCACATTACTTTCAAACAAGGTAGAAAAGAAATTGCTATACCAAAGAGTAATGTTGAAAAATTGATAAGTGAACGAAATATACGGAAAGATATAGCGTTGCATGAAAAACAATTTGTAAAGAGATATATAAAATACCTTAAAAATGGTTATAATCATAATGAAATATGTGAGTCTTTAGCAAGAGAACAACAAACTACAGTTGAAGATGTAGAGAATATACTAGCACATCATCTAGATGAAGAAGGTGAAAGGTTCATTTATAATATGGCTACTGATAGAGTAATTAATGCGCCTATAGCTCCTTATAGTGATCCTCAAGGTTATTTTGAACGACCGAGAAAGAGTAAAGATTACCCGTATCGTGGTGAAGAATATTTTTATTCTTCAACAGGATACACAAATAACCCTGATGTACGTATTCATTCTTTAAATTCGTTAGCTTCAGATGAGGATATCGAAAATGCGTATAATATTGTGTTAAAGGAGCAAGAGGATATAGAACAGATTGCTGATGATGTTTTTATGGAACTTATTAAAAACTCTAATAAGTATCGTGAAAGTTACAAAACGCTTGAAGATGCAGTATACGCTATTATTAGTGTTAAAAATCTTATTGAAAAAGTTGGTAAAACAGGTGCACAAAAAATCGTTGAAATAATTAAAACAAAATTTGTGGATAATAGTGAAAATGGATTTGCAGATGAATTTGAAGATGATTTTATTAATGAACCTATAGAACCTGCTTCAGAATCAGAGGTTGGAAAAGAAATAGTAGAATCACTCAAATACCATTGTGGCATTCCACGATTATGGGAACAAACAGAGAAATATTATATAGCACGTTATTTTGATAAACCATTGAGTGAATCTAAAATAGAACTATTAAAGCAACGGATTCCATCGTTTGAGAGAGTAGACAATGATGAAATGTACACATTAGTTATATTTAGAAAACAATAAATAGATTTTCTAAAAAGATAAATAAGAAAGTAATAATAAGGAGGAATCTCAATGGTATTTTCAATACAATCAGCAAAAACAGCTATAACTCATCCTTTACTTGCTTATAATTTCATTATTACTGGTATACCAAACGTAAATACACTTAATGTAAGAGCATCGCAAATCCCTGGTAAAAAGATTGATGAAATCAATTTGAAACTTCGTGGACGCGATTTGTACTATGTAGGTAATATTGCTAGATTCGATCCTTTTGAATGTACAGTATTTGAAGATATTTCCTATACAGCACGTACAATGCTTGAACTTTGGACACAGGTAATTGCTGATAATACAACAGGATTCGGTTTTGCAACACCTGTTGTAACAAAAGATATAACAATGTATTTACTTGCTCCCGGTACAGACCATATTGCTTGTGCATATAAATTGCACAATTCATTTCCTGTATCAATAGGTAATGTAGCACTTAGTTATGATTCAGTAACAGAAGTTATAAGTTATCCAGTTACATTCAGATATGATTATTGGACAAGAGTTGATATAGAAGGGTTCACTTCTATTGCTGACCTTGCGGGTTCTCTCGGTTTATCATAAATAATAATTGAAAGTAACTAAATAATTCCCACTTCTTTTAAACAATAAATATAATAGTATAGGTATCTTTAGAGGTATCCAAAATGAGTCGCAATGAACCTGCTTCCATAGAAGAACTTATTGAATATACTAAACGAAAACTTGGTGAAGATAAATTTGATGATTCTACTATAGAAGTAGACGTAACAGATGAACAGTGTTATGATTTAGTTGCTGATGCAATTCAATTGTGGAAGACGTATGCAATGGACGGATCAGTTGACTGTTTTTATATTATACCAACTATTACTGGTACAACATTGTATAAACTTCCTCAGAGCACAATAGCTGTTTATGGCTATCTTCCACATTCAGAATGGCAAAATATGTTTTCTCTAGATTATCAAATGAAAACATATTTGGGTTTAACTTATAAAACATTTGACATAACTACTATAGAGATAACAAAAGAGTATCTTGCTCTTATGGATATGAAACTTGGAAAAAAATATGCTTATACTTTTAATGGTGTTACAAAAATGCTGAATATATATGCTGGTGCTGAAACAGGTACTTCTATTGTCGTAATGGCCAGTAAATATGTAGACGATGCACCTAATATTTTTAATGAAATATGGATAAAACGATACATGGTTGCAACTATGGAATTGCAATGGGCTAAAAACCTTTCAAAGTTTGATGGTGTTAAATTACCTGGTTCAATCACCATTAATTGGCGTGATATGTTGACGGATGCTAAAGAAGAAAAGAAATTGTTAGAAGAAGAATTATTAACTAAATGGTCACGTCCTGTTAGAATGAAGAGAGGTTAAAATTCAAACAATTGTTTAGAATAATAACGTAAAAAGGAGATAAAAATGGGTTGCGGAGAAAGTATTAAAATTAGAAAACGTGGTGATAAATATGTTGTTATGCGACGTAATAAAGTTTTAGGTACCCATCCAACAAGAAAAGCTGCGTTACAACAGCTAAGAGCAATATATGCTAATGCAGATTTAAAAGAAGAGGGGAAAACAACATGGGAAGAACTTGATGAGTTAACATATGCGAAGGAAAATGATACAAGTTGGTTAGATGAATCAATTCACATTGTAGCGGAGATAAATGATGATTATTTAAATGAATTTAGCGATTTAAACATGCGCAGGTCAATGAATGAGCAAAGTGATGTTGATAGAGAACGTATAGAGAAGTGGCTTAGACAAATGAAAATTAAAAACTGGACATATAATGATAAAAATGGAACTATTGATGTGAATGGTAATGTTAATTTATATGGTAAAGGTTTAACAAAAATACCAGTTCGTTTTGGTGAAGTTACAGGCTATTTCAATTGTGCTGCTAATAAATTATTTTCATTGAAAGGATCACCGAAAAAAGTTGGCAACGGTTTTTATTGTGTTGATAATATGTTGATAGATTTGAAAGGTGGTCCTGTAGAGGTTAAAGGAGATTATGATTGTAGCAATAATCAATTGTTAACATTGAAAGGAGCTCCATCAATAATAACCGGAAATTTTAATTGTGATAATAATCAATTAACAAATCTAATTGGCGCTCCCAATATAGTAATGGGAGATTTTAGTTGCACAAATAACGACGAGTTTGTTTCATTAAAAGGTTCTCTAAAAAAAGTTTATGGGGATTTCATTTATACTTTTTATACTGAAAATGGTACACAATTTACAGAAGAAGACATTAAAAATGTTTGTGAAGTTCATGGGAAAATTATTGGAATATAAAAAAATGAAATGTGTATGGCGAGAATTTCATATGTTAAATAAACGGAGGTAATATTATAATGACAACGTGGTTTAGAACCTCAAAACAAATAGTCGAGTCAGTTTATAACCATATGGGTATAAAACTCAAAGCTCCTTATCACAAGTACACTGAAGAAAATAATATGACAATTTTTAAAGATAAGAAATTTCTTACGGAAGGATCACCTGAAGATATTATGGAAGAATTAATTGCTTCATATATAGATGAAGAAATTATAGGTGATGATGGTAAATATTACAATTTTAACTCCGTAGAAGGTTGGAGAGAGTTTTTACAAGATAAGAAAGATGAACTACCAAAAGAAATATTTTATACAAGCATAGAAATGTCAAACCAACCGCAAGTAACTGATAATTATGATGAATTGTTGGATGCAATATTACAACGTGAAAAGGAAAGTGTGCAAGATGATGAAGAATGGGATGAAGAATATGTAAAAAGTATTATATCAATGCATGAAATTATATCAATACCGTATCCTGAATATTTTCAATACGTGATGAGTTCAAAATTATATGATAAAGTTTTTGGTAATCAAATTGAGCGACTTAAAGAAGAGGAGATATATCCTGCTACAAAGAAAGATGTGTATAATGCGAGACGAAAGATGAGAATGTATGATAGAAGAAAGAAATATTATTAAAAATATAAAAAATGTTTATAAAACAATATCCAATTAGTTTATTAATAACGTCGGAGGACGAAGAACCTCCTCTTCTTTATTGGTTTAAAACATGTTTAAACAAATTATTACATGGATATTGGTTTTTCTAGCTGTATTTATTTACGATATGATATATGTTTTATTTTTGCAAAATACAGCGGATAGAAATCCAATAAAAGCAGCATTATTTAGTTCTTTGTTATAAACAGAAGAATATTTGTTTGTTATCAGGAATTGCCAAGAAAACCCCGCTGCTTGCGGCGGGGATGAATTGGTAAAATAATTAAAAAAGCACTTAACAAATTCTAAATATGTTAGTATATTATAAATAAGATGCTAATAAAAGGAGATGAAATTGTATAAAACACAATCAAATCAAATAAGACAATTGAGTAAAGACCAATACAATATTTTAAGAAAGATGTGTTGGCATTCTGCTCGTCTTTACAATTTTGGTTTGTATAGTGTTCGTCAAAACTTTTTTGAAACCAAAACATATCTACCTTATCCACAAAATTATCATTATTGCAAGACAAATGAAAATTATCAAATATTACCTTCTGTAATTGGGCAACAAACTCTTAAAGTTGTTGATAGAAGTTTTAAATCGTTCTTTGGATTATTAAAAGCAAAGAAAAAAGGCAAATATCAAAGCAGAATTTCAATTCCAAAATACCTGCCCAATGACGGATATTTCCAGTTGATAATCCCTAAGAACGGTTTTCAAATTAAAGATAGCAAAATTCATATAGGAATTTCAAGGCAACTTAAAAAAGAAACTGGATTGAAGAATATCGTTTTAGATTTTCCCACACAGATAGAAAGGGAAGCAGTCCAAGAAATAAGAATAATTCCACAACAGAAAGCAACAT